CTGCCTTATGGAGAAACCATTCTGTTTGGGCATATTCCGAATCCAGCCCTTTGCGGGATTCCAGCAAAAATACCGGCTTGCCATTTTTGACGTTGTATTCATAGGTCTGCTTACTAGGCACAGGCCGCAGCCTGTATTCATGCTGACCACGAACGTGATAAATCCGTATTGCATTGAACTGCTCAACAGGCCGCCTGCCCTTTACTGCAAACACTGCACCAGCTGATTCCCACTCACCTGAACCCTCTGGCTTGATCTGCAACGCAAACATGCTGTAGCGGGGCAGGTAAACATCCATACGCCCAAGGTCATACGACCCACCCGCGTCATTGTTTTCCATATCTTCAATTACACTCTCCCCTGGAAAATTATTGATATTGGCACCAGTAATTCGCTTCCAAACAGTGCTCCCGATCCCAATCTCTGTACAGTCACACGTCTGGTTATTTGCAATTACTGCATCTTGAAAGCGCATAATTTGCGCTGAGTCAACATCCCAGTGCGGCTTTATGTCTGTTGGGTTGCGCTCCCTTACAGAGGCAGTGCCGCTGCTCCCTTCGCTTTCAATCCATCGAAACTTATATTCCGCATCACGCTCTTGGCCTGGCGTGAAATTATTATTAGGTCGTTCAATACAAACCGCGACACGGTTATTGAAGGCATACAGCTGACCCTCGTGAATGTTGTCATCAACAAAAGCTCTTTGTTGATTGACTTGATTTCGGATGTCTTCTGGTCTTACACCGTCAGTCTCTTCGTAATAACCTTCAAATAATTGCAGACCATTGTCGTGTTTCATCTCATACGTGACGCCAACATCATCTACGTCCACGCAAGCAGCTAGCAACGGGAATGCTGAACTGATTTTGTCCCGCATCTTTCTTACCCGGTTGCTTTCATCCCCATCAGCTGCATCAGGCAGAACAAACATCTGAAAATCAAGCTTCCACATGTTGCCATTAGGCATCGGCGCATACATGCCGAACTCAGTTTTGGATGTTGGCGTGCGCGTGCCGCAGAACGTCCGGACGTGTTCATTATCAGGGTGCCAGAACATCCGGGCAATTAACCCGTCTAGGTTGGCCTTGAGCTTTCCTTGTTCGTAGGCGTCGCTTTCACGAATTTGACCACCGTCGCTGTCATAAAAAACTCGGTAGCGATATTCGTTGTAATCATCGAGAAGCTGGTCGCCCAAGGCCAAACCGCTATGACTTGGGCGGTCTGCCAACGGCGCAAGCGATGTCACCGCAATAGCCTTGATCCGCTGGCTATCACGCTCTGAAGACAAGCAGGAATAAGTCAGCAAAGCATTAGCCCTGCAACCGCCATAGTCACCCTGACGTGCTGCAAATACCAAAGGCACTGTTTTCCCTAGCTTTGCCAGTTCCTGGACAGAGCCAAAATCTGTAGACGGCGTGAACTGTTGCTGCCCAATGTTGTCCTCTTTTTGGACGTTGACCGCTTCTGGCTTTTTCTGCTGCGGTTTCTGGGACATCAATGCAGACGCTGCCGTAAGCGCAATGCCAATGACGATCTGAATGATCGCCACGGTCGTCGTGGGCTCACATCGCACGTCAGGGATGTGCTCATACCCTTCTTTGCGAACAACTGTCGCAGCAGCTTGGTCTAAAAACTCAAAGTATTCTTCTTTGCTTATTCCAAGCTGATTGCAGAGCTGGATCTCAAAGGGTAGTAAAACCTTACGACTGGCAAGACGATGAGAGGGCGCCAAAGGGCCGTGGTGTTCTGAAAAACTATGCATCCGCCTTTCCAATATGCACCCATGCCATAGCCTTTGTCTGCTTTGCACAGGGCGATTGCGCCAATTCTAGGCTGTTCAATAACAGCACCCCAACGCTCTAGCTCTTCAGTGAATACTGAATAATCCCTGCGAATTAACCGGCGATACCAGCCGCGATTTGCTGGCGGCAGCTCAAACCCATAAGAACCCACGACATGCCTTGCCAGGCTTAGACAATCAGCCTTCCCGTGACGTTCAGGGTCAGCACCTAAACGGTATTGCATCCCAATTAACCGTTCTGGGGCAATCACATCCGCACATTGCCGCTAATTGGCAAGGACCCAACGTTCTGACGATCGAGGCTGTAATTAGGCGCCAGGGCGTTGACCGCATCAATGGCACTGCTCAACACAATCTCCAATTCTTCAACCGTGTAAGACATGGCCGCAGCAATCCAATACTCACGCGAAATGACCCGGCTGGGCTTGAAATTGTCATCCAGCAAAACAACTGCTGCCTCAACCGTCATCGGGCGAACCTCACTGTTGTCTTGATACTCAACCGTCTGTGTCATCTCAGTAGCGATAGTGAGGCTAATTTTGTTTACGGCCAAACCTAGACCCGCTGTGATGTTGTCACCTGTGCGGTTAATAGTGCCGCCTTGGTAAATGAACGGCAAATAATCAAACGTTTCAGTGGCTCCGTTCTCGGACAACAGGTTTGTTCGCAGGGAGTCACCGACCCTCCCGTTTTGATACCGGTGATAAACGCCGCCGGTAGTTCCGTTTTGATTGGTTCTTCTGATAACAAGAAAAACAGAAAGCTGCTCAAGTGCCATTAGCCCAGACCAAGAGAAGAACGACGGCTCCGGCTATTGCGCAGCGAGGCATAGACCCGGCTTTCGCCTTTTTTTGCACCTTCTTTAGTTGCCTGGGCCATACCCGCTTGGAACTGTTCCTCGGTGACGTAATTCTGACCGGCGATACTGGTGGATTGATATTTGACTTGAATTGGGCGCTCCGCCATGGGCCCAATACTTTCGTTGCCTCCGTTGTACCTAGCACGAGCCTGCGTGTGGTCGACAACCGTTTCATTGGGGTGAAGGATTGCCGGGAAGCCCCCACGACCATCAACACCACCACTCCGGGCACCATCGCCCGTGTAACCACCGCCTTCAAACGATGCGCCACCGAATGGCATGGTCGTCCCGACGTTAAGAGGAACTGCGGGGCCACCACCAAACAGCGCAGGGATCAACTGCATTAGCTGCTGCACAATCGCGTCCTGCAGCATCTTCATCGCCATGTCCAAGAATTTATCCGCTATGCCCTTGAACATGTCTGCCATTGCTTCCTCAGCAGACTTACTGCCATCAATGATTGAGCGGAACGCACTGGTCATTTCGCTAGCGATGCCTGAGGCCAGGGATTCGTACTGAGACTTGAGGTTTTCAACGGCCTCAGCCTCAGCCGTTAGCGCTTGCAACTGACTGACCCGTGCCGCCGCGTCAGTAACGCCTTTTGCCTCCAGGTCCTTGATCATCTTGGTCCACTTGTATTCCTCTTCCTTGCCCGCAATCACGGCTTGCAGCCGGGCGATTTCTTCGTCAATGCTTGCGGTCGCGCTTTCCTGGATGTCCGCGAGCTGTTGCTCAAGTGACAAACGCTCGTTTTGAATTTCGAGGCCCTGGGCCTTCAGCAACGTTTCGCGCTCAGTGTCAGACAACGCTTTTGTTGCCAGTTGGCCGTACTTCTCGGCGATTTCAAACATACGGTTGGCGCTTTCAACCTTGGCCTTCTCCAGGTCATTCGTTGTCTTCAGCACGTCCTGTTCACGCAAGGCAGCAGTGACCAATTTTTCGGCGGCCGCCAATTGCTCTTTCATGGCTTCGGCCTTCTTGGCCGCTTCATTAGCGCCACCAACACCACCACCACCGCTATTGCCACCACCAGTCACCCCACCTGTAGGGATGACCGCGTTTATAGCAGGCGTTTTAGGCGCATTAGGAACAGTTATTTCAACTTTTGCTTTGGCTTCCTGGACATCGCCAACAACTTTTTCTAATGCGCCCCTGACTGCATCGGTCACGCCACCCGCTACGGATGCAGCGGTACTAAGCGCACCCTTTAACCAATCAGGCAAGCTGTTCCAGAAACCTTCAATGATGCTCTTTGCTCCCTGAAAAGCTGTGGAGAATGCACCTGTGATTGCGCCTACAACATTTTGAACACCACTGCTGATGCTGTTCCACAGACCAGAGAACCATTGCGCTACTTCCTGGACCAACGCCCCGATGTATTGGCCAACCACATTGCCAATGGCAACAATCGTGTTGGCTACATCCTGAACAGCAGAAATAACCTCAAACCATTTTTTGGTAAAAGACTGCAAAACTGCCTCGCCATCCTTGACGCCAGTCAAGGCCGAGGTGATGCCCATAATCACCTCAATCAAGGCCCGGATTGGAGCTATCGCCAGCGTGAATGCTGCCCCCAACGCTTCGACCGTTGCGGCTGCCGCCAGCAACGTGAAGCGAATAATCTGACCTAGCTCTGTCTGATCAGCAAACAGGTTTTGGAACGCGACTGTGACACGCTTCCATGCACCTTCGATTGTGCCTGCTGCCGTAGCTGCTGCCGCTGCGGCAACGCCGTTGGCCTGCTCTTGATTCTTGATTAGCTCCTCATATCGCTCAAGGTTCTGAATCACCGGCAGCAACGCCGGGGCTGCCTCTGTCCCAAGAGCTTTAAATAACGTGCCAGTGTCAAGCCCCTCAAGCTTTTTCAGGGTGCCAAGCAAACCATCAGCTTCAATGCTTGCAGCGTCAATGTTGATACCGAACTGCTCAAGTTCCTTTGATGCCTGTCCACTGGCAAGTTTCGCCAAAGCACCTTTCAGCCCTGTAAATGCAACTTCTGCCTGGACACCTGAAGCAGTCGCCTGGGCAATGACCGCATTCACTTCAGACAGCGGGACACCAAGACCTGCTGCGGCGCTGGCGACCTTACCGATGTTATTTGCGTACTCAGCGACGACAATCTTGCCGTCATTTTGCGTCTGAATGAACTGGTCAACCAGCTTTGCCGCATCAGTAGCAGACTGCCCGTAAGCGTTAAGGACAGATGTGGCGGCGTTGCCGACCGTGTTGATGTCACTGAATCCACCAGTGGCACCCAAGCTGGCTGCCTTTAATACCAGCGATGCCTCAGCCGCTGACGAGAATCCAGCTGATGCCACGTCATACGCAGCAGCCGTCAACTCAGCGACGCTGGCAGAACCCTGTAGCTCATTACTAACCGCCTTCAGATTGGTAACCAGCTGAGTTGCGTTACCGCCCAAGCTTTCAAACTTGGCCTCCGAAAAGTCTTGACCTTTAATCGCGTTAAAGGCAGCACCAAGCCCACCGATTGCCGACAATGCCAGCGAGATGGGCCCTAACGCTGTTTTAATTGCAGCGCCAAAAGCTTTGACACCTACTGCGCCTTTTGCTGCCCCTGTCCCTGCGGCGGTCGCTGCTTTCCCTGTCTTGGGCAGCGATGTATTAAGCCGAGTTACTTCTTTCTCTAGCGCCTCCATCCGGCGCTCTAGCTTCTGCAGGTCGGATAAACCCTTTATCTGTACGGGAATATCGACTGGTGCAGTAGCCACAGAAAAAACGCCGATAGATCAAGTCTAACGGCGCCCACGTTTTGCTTTTTTTAGCGCTTCGTCCTGTTGATCATTTATCAACCCGAAGTAACTGATCCAGATCCAAAGCTCCTGATAGGTCATCTCACGACGAAGCTGACCCAGTGTCATGTGCAGCTCTTTGGCTACATGCAGTTCAGCTAAAAGGCTATTTTCCTTTTTTAGCTGGCTCTTCAGGACTTTTCACATCGAGGTCAATGTCCTCCTCCTCGTCGGAGTCGTTCATGGCGCCCATGAGCTTGGCTGCAGTAGCCATTGACAAGACACGCATCAGCACTGGCACTGCATCAGGGCCGTATTGCGGGCTGCCGCCTTCATCCATTGCCTTTTTGACAAACAATCGGGCGGTGCTTTCCAGCATGTCCTCTGGATCTTTGCTGGCTTTCTTGGCGGCCTGATATTCCGCGATGGTCATTGGCTTTGACCAAAAAGTCAGATCATGACCTTCAATCTCAAGCTCATGCTTAGTGAGCTTGTTTTCAATGGCTGCAATTTCAAGCAGCTTATCCAGCTGACGCATGATGACTTTGTGCTTACGCAATGAGAATAGCTCAGGCGCAAGGGGGGTAAGCACTACCCCCTCACACCCAGGGACGCAGCTCAAGGCTTCCCACATTGAGCTTACCCAAGAAAAAAGCCCCGACAGACGGGGCCGGGGATGGGGACGTTTTAATTGAATCAGCTCAAGTCGGTCTTGAACAGATGAGCAACGTTGCTGATTGAGTAGCCAATCTCAGCCGTGATGGGGTCGTCAGGGTTGACCGACAGTGACATCGATTCCAGGCTGACATCTGCCTCGATATACATCGAGTTGGTCAAATCAGGTGCAGGCGTTGCTGCGCCGTCAGAAACGGTGTTCACAAACAACCGAACGCGGGCCCCTTCTTGAGAGGTCAGCATCACGTTGTCCAGCATCCGCTGACCCAGGGCGTCATCGTTGTCGGTGAAAATCACCGTGATGGTGCCTGAACCTGACGCATAACCCGGCTGGGTCTTGCGGAACGGGGCATATTTGCCCGCTTCAGCGTTAGCGCCAACACCACAGGGAAGGACTGTGACATCGAGACTCTCTCTCTCTAACTGGAGATCCCAGGACTGGATCTGACAGACCGCACCGAAGGGGTCATATTTGACCTTGACATGGCCAGCACTATCAGCGCTGCCCGTTCCGCCTGTTTGAGTCAGGGTGATGGCCGTGCCGCCTTTGGTGGCTGACACATCAATTGTCGTGGCAGTTTTGGCAACCACGAAATACTGAGTGCCTTCTGCCAACTCATCACAGAGTTGACCGCCATCTTCTTCGACGAAGACAACAGGGTCACCAACGCGAAAGTCGTGCTGAGCAGGAACCGTGATGCTGGTGCCAGCTGGAAAATCAGTGAAGTCCAGCAAACAAAATTTTGTAGCGGATGGCGTGTAATAAAGAGAGCCATCTTGGCCAGTTAAGGCGCTAGTCGAACAAGCGACGGGCACTTGAAACCTCAGAGAAACAACAAAGGGGCGTGTTGTCTCGGGGGCAGAGACACCTTCAGGTTACTGAAGCCAAAAAGGGGCAGTTAAGCGTTGCGACAGCGTAAGGTTCATCACCAGACAAAAGGTTCTGCGGGCCATTGATCGGCCCAGCCTTCACCTTCACATCAGCGCCCCAGTCATAAAGGCTGTTCATCACCTTCATGGCTTCAGCGCTGTATTGCTCCAGTGCCTTCATCCCGCGCCCGCGTGGGACATAAATCGACAGCTGCAGGTTGCCGTTGATTTGCTCTACAGCACCGTCAGTGACGCACACCGTCGGGATGGTGGTGTCGGAATAGCTGATCAAGCAAATGACATACGGCAATGCCGGAGGCGTCTCCTGCACGTTGTCAAACATCACCTCAATAGGCGGAGTCAACGCTTGAAACGTCGAGTAAACCTTCGTCTCGATGTGGGCCCGAATGTCGGCAAAGCTCATTTGACCTTCCTCAAGAAATAGTCGAACGCCTTTTGAGCGTCCTTTGCCAGGTTGTTTTCAATACGGGTGAACCAGTCGCCTGCGCCACCACCACGGCTTCCCACGTAGCCAGGATCAAACGCCGCACGCTCTGCATAGGGCAGGCTATTGCTGATATACCAATCAGAGTCAAGCGTGATCTTGCCGCTGTAAGGAGTTGTCCCAACGACCGGCTTGTCTGTCCCCTTGCGCCAAGCGCCGTTTTCCCCGCTGCCTTTGCGCTCCGGGGCAACGCTGCGGGCAGGAACGCCTTTGCCAATAAACCAGCTAGACGCCAATCGACCCGTCAACACTGGCGAACTAACTGACAGCTTGCTTTGCGTGTTGATCAAGAACCGCGCCAGGCCCTTGTCCATGGCTTCGTCGATCTCTTTGACGATCTCAGGCCCACGAAACTTCTTTGCCTTAGCCATCAGTCCGCCCTCGCTGTGATCTTCGAGGCAATCAACCCTTTGCTGCTGTAAGTCGGGTCAATGCTTGTGACCTTCCACGTCAAGCCGCCATATTCGACCTGATCACTTGTGGCAGGCAGATGAGGCAGCCCACCAGTGCCGTGGTGGATCCATAGCCTTAGTTCTTGGGTTTCCCCAACGCCACCCTGTTCAGCTCGACCACGAGAAAGCACGCCCGCGTTGATGTCGAATTGAGTGGTGTCCTGCGTCACCTCTCCTGTCGCCGGGTCGTAGCTGCCGCCGTTGTTGCGTAGGTAAGCAATTGTCGTCGGGAAGACCTGATCAATTAGCTCCTGCGCTACCGGCAGGAACTCAGCATCAATGTCCATCAGATCACCTCCTTCATTAGCTGGGTCAGGCGCTCTTCCTTGACGTCATAGGTCTTGCAGGCCCATGCCTTGAACTCAACTTCGTTCAAGAACATGCCCTGACCTAGCACCATCTGCGCTCGGATCTTTACGCACAATTCACGTTCTGCTGTCGTCATGACCGCACCCTCAGAATTACGCGACCACCGCCAAAGCTCGTATCAGCCCAGCAAGCCAAAATCCCCTTGAGCCAGGGCAGTTTTTCAATGATTGTCGGCGTGTCACAGGTGACACAGCTGTCAGAGCCTGATTCACCCGACGGATAAGCGGCATAGTCAATTTGGAGGTCGCCCAATTTCTGGGAGGCCACATAGGTGCCAGCAGCACCAGCACCGCTACCGCCACCAGGCGCACCAGTGATCATCTCCGGGTTGACCAGCAGGTTGTAAGCAATCAGGCATTGCGCATCAATGATCGCCTGCGGGATAAACGAACATGTTGCGGTTACGCCATCGCAACTCACGTCTGAGCGTGGCCAGGCACGCATCTGAGGCAGCGACGAACTGTCCGTTGAGGGATTGCATCGTTTGCCGCCGAAATCAACGGTGTCGAGCCATTTGGCAGCCTGTAGCAGCGCAATAGTGCGCTCGCTTTCGGTCTTGCCTAGCCAGACAGATTCCCACGATTGCAACGCTGCGAACTGGTCAGCATCAGCACCAGTGATGTACGAGTTACTGGTAGCTCCTCCTACCGTCGCAATGATGTCGGAATACGCAGCCATTACAAAATCTCTGTGTGGGTGATTATGTAACCCTGTTGGCTCAATTCTATTCGCCTTCGCCTCGCATCCTTACGTTCACAATGCTCAAGGTGGAGCACGCCCTGCCGGTAGCAGTGCATTCGGACGACATTGATCACGGCGGAGGCTTCCGGGTGCATTTCAAGTTTATTTGCACAAAAAAAGGGCCCCGTAGGGCCCCGTGCTTTCTCGCTTTACAGCGTACTCAAGGCATGGTCTGACCATAAGGAGTGTTCACGATCAGCTCCACAAGGGCAACATTCTCGCGGCTGGAATATGCCAGCGTCCAGTTGGACTCGTCAGCCAAATCGCTGTTCTCAGGATGAGGTGTACCAGCCCAGGACGTACCTACGACCGCATCGATCCGGTTGTAGGTAACCGACATCACATCTTGAAGAGACAAGATGTCGTCGTTCTGCTTGATTGACAGCGGGAACTGTGAACCAGTGCGGATCACGCCAGGTGCTGCCAGATAGCAGGTGTAGCCAAGGGCATCACCGGTGC